AATAGTGAATTTAGAATCACCGTTGGTATCAACCATTTTGATGTATAAATCAGAATCACCAGCAGTAGCATCTTTAGCAAGATACATTTCTACTCTATCAGTATCACTTGAGAATACTAGAGCAGGAGAATCACCATTGTCACTGAATGTTGTATTAGAACCTGATAAAATGATGTTCGAAGAGTTTGAAGATAAGTCAGAAATATCTCTTAAAGTTAATGATTTAAAATCTAACGCATCAGTAGAACCAGCAACTCTTAAGAATTGACCTAGACTACCACCAGTTACACGGATACGTGAAACGTCACCCATAATAATTCTATCAGTACCAGCAGATGTAAAGTTTACATTACCAGTGAAAGTAGTATTAGCAGAGATGGTTAGTGTAGTAGCATTAACCGTTGTATTAGAACTGATAGATATGACACCATCAGCAGAAGTGTTACCACCTTTAAGAGTAGAGGTTCTTAATTCGTTAGCAGTAAACGTACCTTTAATATGTCCATTACCGTATGAAGTTCCACTTCTATTAGCAGAACCTGCTCTTGAAACCGTAACAACGTTGTTACTAATAATAGTTGCTACTTCGTTGGTATTATTTCTCCAACTATTGAAACTATCATTTAGTTCTGTGTTTGAAACTGATATTGCCATATTTTTCTCTACTTAATAAGTTGTTGTAGTAATTCTTTTATTTCTTTCATATCCTGTTTAAGGGATTGAACGTCATCGTTCATTTCTCTGTCTTTGTCACGTCTTGCCTTATACTTCTCTAGACTAGACATATTAGAGTTTAGGACTGCTTGGGTATTTGTATCCCTTATCAGTTCTTCCTCATCTTTTATCTTCAAAGTTTTCATAGTATTTACTTGACTTATTCACACTTTAGTAGTATAATAGAGGTGTTGCCTCTTTGATATAATAGTAACTAAACTGTTTTAATCTATTTCTGTAATGCAATTGCTCTCATATCTTTAACCAAAGGAACAATATTAGTTCCAGTACTTGTCATAACAATCTTAATTGCAAACGTTTTATATGTATGATAGATACTACCACCAGCAGAACGATAAGCAACAACTCCACTATTAGAACTATTTAGGTGAGCATGAGAGTTAGCACTTGTCAAGAATCCTTGACCATCTGTATTAGCACTAAATCCAAATTCAAACTCTTTCATATCAGTATTATCAACTGAGTCAGAATAAGTATTACTAGAAGTTATTTGAGTCAAAGGAGTAAAGTCCTTATCAGCAAATGCATCAGCATCTTCAGAGTTATGAATTGCAGCATACACTTTAACTTCAGTACCTTGAGGTTTATAAGATGTTAAGAATACACTTAAATCTTCCGCATCCTGACCATCTGCTAACTCAATAGGTTTAGTGAAATATCTAACAGATGCACCACCAACCTCTTTATGTTCATCAGTATTAACATTATTTATCACATTACCAATAACGATTCCATTGATTCTTGATTCGTCAATAACTGGAGATACATATGTATCAGTCGTAGAGAAAGAACCTTTCAATACTAATGACTTCTTAGAACCATCAACAGCAGTTAAACCTGTTTCGTTAGTCTTAGAATATACTTTCTTCTCACCAATTAAGAAATCGTTTTCAACACCAGTATCAATATTAGTATATGAAGAACCAATAACACCTGAAGTAGATGTAGTTCTTGTAGTCCAAGAAGCAACAGTATTACCGTGAACGATTTGCGGAATCTTAGGGATAGCAGTATTAAACGCAACGTTGTCAACTGAAGTCACTCTAGATGTAGCACCCGAAACCTGACCACGAGCATAACCGTTTGCCCAAGAACCAGTCGCATTATCTAAGTAAAGTTTACCATTAGTTGAGTCAGTGAACCTAACAAAACCACTGTTAGTATTGGCAGTAAATGCTGCCACTTTACCTTTACCACTCGTGAAGTTAGAACCCAATATGAGAACTGAATTATTACCAGTTGCCATAGTACCAAACTTAGCAGGATTATATGGGTCTACCTTAACAATAACAGTACCATTAGCATACTCATTAACAATACTTCTTACAGTGCCATTAGCAGAAGTAGCAGTTGTATTAGCAATAACAGTACCAACCGTAACATAATCACCTGCAGCATTACCAGTAATTCCTTGAAGGGTTAATACTGACTCAGCAACAACTTTCTCACCGTGGTTAAATGTGCCATAGTTATTATCAACACTCATAAACTCAATATCATCATTCTCTACGTAGATCGTACCACCACTTGTTGTAAAGTCTGCTCTATGTAATTTGAACTTAAGATCTTCAGACTGAATCGGAGACCAAGTCTTATCGTTAGCAGAAGTAAACATTACTCCAGCAGCAGGTTGCTTATGAATTAATTCATTAGTATCTACATCAGTTCCACCAAGTTCACCAACCCATAATGCGAAGTCGTCAGAATTACCACCTGGAATAATAGTCATCGCATAATCCGTACTATTCTTCAAGAATACTGGAGAGTCGAATGTAAACGAAGTAGCAGTATCGGAAGAAGTTGCATTAGCACTCACTTCACTTGGTTGTAAAGTTTTAGAACCATAAGGAACAATTGTATTCGTAGGGAATCCAGTTTCAACTTCTCTAATTTGTACAGTGACAGGGAAAGTGCTAGACTTCTTACCAAAGTATAAATCTAGTTTAGTAATAAACGCACCATCAGACTCGCCAGCAACAACTGAGAAAGTTTGTGATAATGGATCCGAAGATGGCCATCTTCTCCAATTTCTTGTTCTAACAGATGTTAAAGTTCTATTATCAGATACATTATTATCAGAAAATTGAGGAGTTACCATATTGACAGACGAACCTCGTTGAGTCACATCTAATCCAATACTTGTATAATCACCGTGAGCAGAAGTAGTTACTAAGTCTGCTTGAGTAGTTGTATTTGAAATATCTTTCAATTCAAAACGTCTAGTACCAACACGGAATTTAAGGTTACTATCATTAGGAACACGGAACATACCGTAAACATTACCAGAAGCATCTGTCGTTAGACTAGAACCCTCTGAAGTAGTATTAGCAAATGATGAGTTAGCAGGTGTACAATACAAAGTTACTGGTTCGTCATCGAAATATGGATACACACGGGTATTAGGTTTCATTCTAGTACCAGTAAACTGAATCATTCTAGAACGGATATACTCACGAACAGCAACATTAGTTACTTGGTTACCCATAGAGAAAGTTTCCGTTGATGGACTTACTGAGGTCGTGATACCATTTATAATTTGGTTAGTTTGAGTAGTAGTAGTTGTAGACCCACTCCACCAATTTCCAGAAGAAGTTGTTGAAGAAGTCTCACCAGTCGTTGCCCAATTACCCCAATCAGTTCCAGTAACACCAGTTCTATCTGCAATTTCAGCAATAGCATCATACATTCCACTGAAGTCCATTTGAATGTCAGGTAGAGTAGTTGTATCGCCAGTATTGTCAGCAGCAGGGTTTAGATTAACTTCACCTTGCCAGTTGAACGATAATTCTTGTACTGGGTTTCTTAACTTACTTCCAAACGGTTGAGATAATAACTCAGTATTAGTATAATCAAGAGTAATTAAATCGCCAGTCTTAGTCACGTTTGAAGAAGTAAGAGATAAGTCTTTAGTGAAACTTACATCAGATCTATTAAATGTAGGTCTCAATTCAGATTTATTTCTATCAACTGCAGCACGATAACCAACCTTACTTGAGTCGGCAATATTATGACCATCAAAGTTATCAACTAAGAAACCATTCTTAAATCTATCAACACCAGTAGTACCAAACATTTGTTTGTTCTTAGCGGATGCTTCTAATGCATTAAGAGATGAATAGTATTCAAGGTTCTTGATACGTTGTTCAACAGAACGAAGATCCTTCATCGTATATCTACGATTATTTTCAAGATCTAACATTACTTGATAGTCAGTTCTGTTGTATGCTTTAGCAACATATGAAGATAACGATGGGAATACTGGAACATTTAACACACCAAGTGTCATCGCTCCTGCTAATTCATCAGGAGTTCTTGGAGTTAGAGCAGGAACACCTTTAGTGACTTCTACTTTACCCTCTTTAGTTAATACAACTCTATCCTTTCTGGGCAAGTAGTATTGAATATCTGCTTGGAAGTTTTCATCAGGAGTTGGCATCATCGCACCAGACGAGTCAATACTAAATGCAGTTAATTCCGCAGGGTTAGTAGGTGCTAAAGCAACAGTACCAGTCGCAGATGGAGTAACTGTATTTGTTTTAATAGGTCTAAAGTCTACCGCATCTCTTAGATCGTATCTCTTACCAGTGGTAGGAGAATTGAATAGAGGAATTTCTTGAGTAGTAATAGCAGAAGTGTTAGCAGAATTAGTATCATCAATTGGGTATGAGTCTACAGATAAGTAACCAATACCAGTTGATGTATCTCTATTGAAGTAACTAAACTTAACCATTAATCCAACATTAGTTAAGTCGAGTGAACTTGTTGCTTTCTGTTTAAGGAAAGAAGTATCGTAGAATGCATCCTTCATACCGTTGTCTAATTCGAAGTCTGACGTTACATCATTACTCGCAGTAGTAACTCCAGTATTAGAACCCTGATAAACAGAAACTAATTTGAATGCATCAGCAACACCTAGTGACCAAGCACCATTCTTACTAGCACTATGCGAACCAGTATTAATATGAATGAACTTATCTTTCAATACAGTCTTAGCAGTTTGAACAGCATCAGTTCTTAAACGGTTAAAGTAAACCGAAGCAGTAAATGTAGAAGCAAGGTTTGCTTGACCTAGATTAACTTGATGTTGAGATGAAGTTGAAGTGATACTACCGTTTGACGTTAAGTCAAAGATATAACCACTAGGGAATGAAGTTTTATGTGCTACTGCAGCATCAGTTCCAGAGAATACATCAACAACTTTCAATGAAGTGTCAGTCGTAATTTCAGAAACTATTTGAGCAGCATGAGCACCACATTTAATAACATCACCAACTTGATATTGCGTAGTAAATACTGTTGAAGTACCAGTAACTGTATTACCAGTATATGAAACGTGTCCAGTATGAGCAGCAGTATCAACTGCTGTTTTAGAAACGATTAATATATTTCTTTCATCAGTATTTGATAACGGAGAACCAGTATCATTATTAACTTCAGTACCACCTGCGTGGGCAGAATTTGCCGTTACAATTGAAGTTCCGTCAGTAGCAAACGTTACAGTCTGCTCAGTTCTGTACACAAATTGAGTATCTACATTGTTAGATGCGTCTTTAAGTGTCTTAGTACCGTTTTGAGTGAAAGGGAATACAAGAGTGTTAAGACCTGCTTCTTGTAGTTTAGCAGAACCATTAGTTTCAAGTACAATATCACACATTGATTTTGGACCAGTCGCATTGTTCTCGTAAATACCTCTTACATCAGAGAATGATTTGCCACTGTTCATTTGAACGTCGAATAAGTAAACTCTAAATTGACCTAATGAAGTTCCTGGAGTACCTGCATGATATTGGAAACCACGAACTCTTGCTGTACCAATAGCACTACCACTAGCACCAGTTGTACCGAAGTTCTTACCAGAAATACCAGTTTGAGCAGCATCGTGTAGAGCAACTTCTCTTAAACCTTGGAAGTCCCAAGTACCAACACATTCTTTAGCAATAACGTAGTTACCAAATGCTTGACCAATTGTACGACCATCTTTAGTATCCCAATCAGTTGCTTTATCAGCATCTCTGAATACAGATGATTCAATAGAAATTTTATTACCACTTACATAACCAATACCTTTTTCTACTTCACATACAAGTTTATTAACATCACCACCATCAGCAGAAGAATAACGACCAAGGTTGTTATCACCTTTTAGGTGTTCTCTAATTCTTAGGTTAAATGGTTCGATAGCAAAGTTACCACTAGTTTCGTAACTTCTCTCGTTAATATAACTACCCAAGTCTGAGTATGTTGTATCAGTAAATCTTTGAGAGATAGCACCGTTCTCGATCTCAGCAACACTAAAGAATGTAGTTGTATTCGCAGCAGTTAAACTTCTTACTGCTAGAGTAGGTTCCATCTTAAGACGAGAAGCACCTGGAGCAGCAAAGTTAGTAGAACCAGTTGAGTTATCAAGTAATGAAGAATCCGCATTAGAATCGATAATAGTTTCTCTTGTTTCGAAACCAACCTTTTTATTAGGAGTAATTGAATACTTATCAACAATAACACTTTGAGGAGCAACTCTTACGAAATTACCTTTATGATAAACAACACCATCAGATACAGTTGCTCTGAATCCTTCACCAGTCGCACTTGAAGTAATTGTATTACCAGCAACAACAAAATCGTTATTACCTGAATGTCTTAATAATAATGTTTCATTATCAGTAAATGTTTTAGTTGTATTGTTAGAACCAGAGTTTGTGTAGTTTACAAATAATGATAAGTAGTTTGGCGAAGCAGCCTCAGAACCCTCTTTAGCATCTACCAATTTAGCAGTCATTCCAGAAGTAGCACCTGTCACAACAACATTAGCGATAGCACTTCCATTAAAGAAGTCGCCCAATAGCATTACACGGTTGTTAGCATCCTTATCTCTAAGTTTAACATAATCAACAGTGCTAGTTGAAACACCAACACCACTAATAACCGTACCATCTACTACAACTTCATTAGCAAATCGTTCTACTTGATTTTGCAGAATCGATTGCATTTGAGTTAATTCTCTTGCTTGAACAGAATATCCTGGACGGAATAGAACTCTATGAAAATTCTTTGTTTCGTCGAAGTCGTCGAAGTAAGGGGATTGGTTTAGGTTTGTTTCGATGCTCATTTATTTTTCCTTTAAAAATCTAAAATGATTTTAATGTCTTCAATTTGTTTTGGATCTCTTGTCACTGGTTGTATGTTTTCAGTAAATAAGATTTCCCCAGAATATGTATTCGCTTCTGGACCCTTGATCGCTTCAACAGTCGCAACCTTTGTTTCACTTGTGCTTTTAAGTATAATATCATCTTTAGTGAATGCTGCATAGTCGCTATAACTATCTACATCATTCGCATATACCGTATAGAAAGATGGATCTGATTCAGTTTCATCTTCTCTAATATAAACGACGTTACCATTTGCTGACTTAACTGCATTTACTAATGCTGCAGAACTTCTTGCTACTGGACCTAATTCTGTCACGAATTCTAATTCACCAATTTCAGCACGTAATCTATTTCTTTCATTTGTTAAGATATCACCAACAACCAATGGGTTCTTTGGATCAGAACCTTCCATTTGATTATATGAAATACCCATTCTTGTAGTCAACCTTAATGCAGCAGGACTATTAGATGTATTAGCAACATTTTCGATAGTTGTTGTATTGTTATTAGCATCTACCTTTAATACTGGATCTTTTAAGATACTAATAGTTCTAAATTCTGTATTACTTGGAATGTATCCATTACCGTTAGCAGAAATACCCTCAGTTCCATTATACTTAACAGTTAGCATTAACCTATCGGCACCTAATTCGCGAATTGGGTCTGAACCATGTCCACCAACTGGACTGATTACAGCATTAGCAGTAACTCCAGCACCGTGAATATTATTTGATGTAATTAATACGGTTGCCCTTGTGTAGTCTTGACCAACAGCAATAACTGCTACGTTTGAAATAGCACCAGTTGAAGTATCAACCCTTGAGTATGCCTTAGCACCAGCACCATCACCAATAAATGTTACAGTTGGTGAGATTATAATCCTTGAGTCTGTATTACAAGTTGTAGCAAATGCAGTATTAACTGTAAGTGTTTTAGTTGCACCAGAATAATCGATAACACGTCTTAACTGACCAGCACCCGTACCTGATAATACATAAACACTAGAACCATTATAGTAGTTGTCGATTGGTGATGGTGGATTATCACCTGCAGCAGACATTTTCAAACTATCTCTACCACCTGCTTCCACAACACCATTAGCAACCATATGATAACCTGAACCAACGTTCACAGTTTCTACAACTTGAATAGAACCATTAACTGCAGCATTTTGTACTGCCAATTGTCTATCGGATTCAATAGAACCATCACCAGCAGAAATAGTTTTTACTGGCATATGTGATGGTGTTAAGAATTTCTCTGCCTCACCTAAAGAAACTGAGTATATGTATTTCCAAGTATAACCATCTGAGGTCGTAAACGGTAATGTTGAGAACCCATTAGGTTTGATTGTTGATGCAGCACCTTTATTATTGTATAAGCATTTATATACATTATACTCATCAGTCAGCACCCAAGTCGCACGTGCATAGACGTCTTCGTCTGTATCTCTGTACATCGAATATACTGTACCAGTATTCCAATCGTATCTTGTTGTGACATGAGAACAATCACTATCGTTGATTTTCTTAGCACCAATAAATTCTCTATGAATATTATACCTTAAATATTGGTCAGTATCGTCTGTTTGATCTGGGACGGGGTCTTCTGCCCAAGCATTAGATCTACCAATAACACAATAAAGAATTGTAGAACGTTTTACTGTGCTACTATCTTCTTCAGCATTCATTGCGTGAACGAATGCTTTAGCATTGTTAATTGATAATTCTTTAGTTGCGTAGATTGTTGTAGATGATGAAGGCATTAAATTGATCCGTATTTATAGTATGTATTAGCACTTGACAAATTAGTATTCGCCCATGCTATTTTCACGTTAGCAGTAGTATCATTCGTTACTATATTTAGGGGAATTGCATAGAACGATTTGTGAGCATGCTCAACTATAATCGTATCATTATTCGCAAATTCTGATAAGAACGAAGTACCACTACCGTTTAATGTATAACTTCCATTATTTATACTAATTGTTCCATTTGACTGTGACAATTTACCATTATCAGAAGATACCGACACATTAACATAGGCATTACTTTGTGAACGGAACTTACCGAATAATGCTTGACCAGCAGGATGTACAAGTTTTAATGCATAATCACGGTATCTGTCAAGAGAAATTGCTGAAATAATCTCATAAGAGAATTCTTGATAGTATTCGCTGTCTTGGATATAACCACGAGCAGAGGATACGTGACTCCTAGTTGTAGCATAATATCCTTCAGCATTAGCAACACCACTTAACCCTAACGTGACCACAGCACTTGTAGCAAGTGGACGATCGGATGCTTGTAATATAACACTCTCGCCTTGCTTATATGCATAACCAGAATCTAAAGTTCTTAACCCAGTAATCGTACCATTAGCACCAACGTTTGCTTTGATGTCAGCATTATCACCTAACACACCTTCGTCTTTGATTGTAACAATAGTAGCACTACCAGTATTAATAACACTTCTAGTATCTGCTTCTAATCCTGGAGTATAAGATGAGTTAAATGATTGTAGAGCAACTGTTGCGTTGTTAGCAAAAGTAATATTTCCTGGCTTTCTTTGTAATAAGTCTTGCCAAACCCTAACAGTCATTTCATATTTACCATCAGGGTTTATGATAATATTAATAGGTTGATTCGGACCAGCACCTGCTTTAACGTGAGCAGTCGCACCAGTTGATGATTGAACAATCTTATCATTCGTATCGAGTTTAGTAAAACTAGAATTGCCAGTTCCCCAATTCACGTCAGTGCTTTGTAAAGTTATGTATGATTCGCCAATGCCTAAAGAAGCAATATCATTTTCTCTCACTTTGATAGTAGGTGCAACTGAATAACCAGCACCACCTACAATTAATGATATCTTATCAATTGAACCAATTGTTTCTGCTGAGAATAATAATGAGTCAGATAACTTAGTATGGATATTTTCAATCAATGTGTTAGATGTATCGTTCGCCGTATTACCAATTATTGTAGATGAACCAACAACCCTTAATCCTTCGTTTTGGATAAATGCTTTCATCGGACCATTATCAAATTGAGATGAAACATTAGCAGTTGTATTAGCACCAACTTGTAGAGTGACTAAATGTCTGTCATCTGCACCACCAACACCTGCGGTATAACCGTTAGCACTTATAGCAACAACTTTCTTGACAACACCAAAGGCATTAGAAACACTTCCTACTAATTCATCACCTTCAGAGATAGTCTGACCAGCATTATTACCAACAGATAAAATGTGATGACCAATAGTATTACTTTGGAATGAGATAGATGTTCCTACCGTGTTACCAGACGTATTAGCAAAAATAGATCTAATAGTATGACCAGATGTAAAGTTCTTATATCCATCAACACGAACAACCGTATTTGCTGCAGTTACATCTATAATACTTAATACCGTTGCATTTGCTGAATTGTTAGCACTGTATAATGAGTCGCCAACTTTAATAGTTTGAGTGTTTGCTATTCTTAATACAGCATTAGCATTATCTCTATAATTTGTTTGTGTTACTTCTTCACCAGCCTCAGGGAATCCGAAGTTTGGACTTCCTATTAATGTGTTAGCAAACGTAGATGTTAATCCATATCCTGACATAATTGGAGCAAGACTACCAAAGATATTATTACTAGCAATAAAGTTAGTGTTCATTTGAACAGCAAACGTATCACCAATATCAGTACCAGAAATTTGGAAACTAGCAGGAGATGAACCATCACCACCAGCAAAAGTAATTACCGAACCGCCAGGTTGATTAGATGCAGTATAACCTGAACCACCATCTACTAAAGAGAAAGTTAGTGTTCCTCCAAGGTCAGACGTATTAGTTACAACAACCTTACCAAAATCACCAACATCACTTGAAACGATTTCAACAATATCACCTAAAGCATACTCACCACCTGGAGAGTCGATTGTTACGTTGTTAATACCTGCTTCAAGAATAGGTGCGTGTCCAGTACCACCAGTATCTGTTAATAGTCTTACTGGTTCAAGATGATTGAACGTACCTTTAACATTAGATACAAGGATTTGCATAATATCCCTGCCTCTAACAATACGTCTTACAACATCTTCAATTAAACATTCAGCACTAGATTCAGCACCCTTAATAGTTTTTCCAATAAACTTATATGTTGCATCGTCATAACTAGAAACTAGATATCTATCAATTCTCCAATCACCATCAGAAACTTTAAGAATCTGATCAGCAGGATAACTTAACTCAACGTCTTCATTATATATTGAACGGAATAATAATCTATAAGAAGCAAGTGTTCCTCTAGATTGATTAAACTG